GCTTCTGTTTTACAGGCTTCTTCAACAAACATAACATCATCAGAAAGTTATATAGGCATAGCATCAGGTGGTACATATGCTGATACAGCAGAAGCTACAATAGATGTAGTTGGTACAGTAAACAAAGATCAAACATCACTAACAGCAGGTCAGACATACTATGTACAGAATGACGGTACGTTAGGAACAAGTGCAGATGATCCTAGTGTAGTGGCTGGAACTGCAATATCTGCAACAGAACTCATAGTAAAAGGATAGTCCGATGGCTAAAACTACTAGCGCGGCTTATCCGCAAACACACGATTACTCAACAGCGGTTGCGACAGCGGCAACAACCAGTTTAAACGACGACACGCCAGCCAATCAGGTGACGTTACTGACGGCAAGCTCCGAAGGCGACCGTGTTACAAAAATATGGGCTGTGCCCCGTGCAACTTGTACCGCAGGTGTGTTATACTTGTGGATATCAACAGACAGTGGAAGCACTAAACGACTAGCGTTAACAAAGTCGATAGATGCCAACACTGTATCTGCTACGTCTGCACCTAAATGCATTGAGTTCTGCTGGAACGATGATCCAGCGAGACCCATCTCCGAGGCAGAGCCATTGGAGTTAAAAGCAGGTGCAATTCTTTACGCTGGCTATAGTCAGGCGCTCTCTTCAGGAATGGTGTTTCATGCAATTCATATTGAGTACTGATATTGGCAGAAAAGAAAAAAACAAAGTCTAAGGTTAATCAGGCAGGTAACTATACCAAGCCGACTATGCGCAAGCGTTTGTTCAATAAGATTAAGGCAGGGACAAAAGGCGGTAAAGCTGGGCAGTGGTCAGCGAGAAAAGCGCAGATGCTTGCGAAGCAGTATAAGGCTGCAGGCGGTGGGTATAAGTAATGGCCCCGACGAAAAAGACTAAGAAGAGTTTAAAGAAGCCTCAGAAATCTCTAGTCAACTGGGGCAAACAAGACTGGGGCACAAAGTCTGGCAAGAAGTCAGCCGACACTGGTGAGCGTTACCTACCTAAAGCCGCAAGAAAAAATTTAACAGCAGCTGAATATGCAAGAACCACCAAGAAGAAGCGCGAAGACACTGCAAAAGGAAAACAGCATTCCAAGCAACCTAAAAAAATAGCCAGTAAAACTAGGAAATACAGATCAAAGGCGTAGGCTATGTTAAGACGTGTACCATTACAGCCCGGTGTCAATAAAGACGACACGGCTTATTCACAAGAAACGGCAGCATTTGTTGATGCAGACCATGTGCGGTTTCGTCGGGGGCGAGCGCAAAAAATTGGTGGGTTTAGTGCTGTAAGTTTCGATGCGTTAGATGGTACACCGAGAGGCATGTTTGCATGGCGCGACAACGCCACGGTAAAGTATCTCGCTATACATACAAATCTAAGACACTACGTCTGGGCTGGTGGTGCGGCATACAACATCACACCCATCAGATCTTCGGGTACACTGGGAGCCAATCCGTTTGTAACAGTCAGTGGTTCAGCAGCTGTTACCGTTACACACACAAGCCACGGTTTAATTGCAAACGATTTTGTCACGTTTAGCAACGGTGACGCAGTAGGTGGTTTGGATCTTGATACTACATTTCAAGTTACCAGTGTGACAGATGACAACACCTACATCATTACGGCATCGAGTAATGCATCGAGCAGTGCAACAGGCGGGGGCAGTTCAGTTGGTTTTTCATACGAGGCCACCACAGGTCGCAGTGCTGGTGTTCCGGGTCTTGGCTGGGGTACATCGACATGGAATGCGAGTACGTGGTCATCGGCAAGATCGGCAACAGGTTTGTTGTTGCGTACAGTAAGTTCAGCGCAGTTTGGTGAAGACCTGTTATTCAACCCACGGTTTGAAGGTCTATGGAAGTGGCCCCTCGACGTAACCGCGAGAGCAACACAGATCTATCAAAACGCTAACGGCGAGGTGATTGCACCAAGCGAGATAGGCTCTATGTTCGTATCGCCAGAACGGCATGTGTTTTTGCTGGGAACAAACATGAATGCGGCAGGCGTGACAGGCACCTTCAACCCAATGCGTGTGATGTTTAGTGATCAAGAGGATGACTCAACCTATATAACAACAGCGACAAATTTAGCGGGTGATGTTGTGTTGTCCGAAGGCAATCAGCTGGTAGCTGGAACGTCAACACGTTTGGTTAATCTGCTATTCACAGACACAGCGTTATATACAGCCAGACATATTGGTGACATTGACTTTGTCTACGACATACAGCTTGCGGGTTCCGCATGTGGATTAATCAGCCCTAATGGGTTTGCCGTTGTGGATGGTAAATGTTTTTGGATGTCCAATACAAAACAGTTTTTTGTTTATGCAGGTGGTCAACCACAGGTCATACCATGTACCGTGCAGGATCATGTGTTTGACAACCTATCAGCGGCACAACGCGAAAAAGTATATGCATCACATAATTCGGAGTTCAATGAAATCTGGTGGTTATATCCGCATGATTCCGATGAGTGTGATCGTTATGTCATATATAATTACATAGAAAACACTTGGTCGATTGGTACGTTTGACCGCACTGCGATGATTGATCGTGGTGTTTTTGACGTGCCGCAGATGGTGGATTCAAGTGGGATAATCTACGCACACGAAGATTCAGCTAACGCAAACGGTGCGGCATTCGAAGCACATATTGAGACCGCACCTATGGATCTAGAAGACGGTGAGCGTGTTATGGAATTGCGCAGGATAATACCTGACTTGATCTTATCTTCAGGTGGCTCTGTAGATTTTACCGTGAAACATAGACGCTATCCTGTTGCTACAGAAACAACAGAGACATCACAACAGGTCACAGAAACAACAAGCAAGTTAGACTATCGGGTGCAGGCACGGCAGATGTCACTGCGTATAAGCTGTAACGGTGTCAACGATGATTTTAGGCTAGGAGACATTCGCATGGATGTTACACCGGGTGGATATAGATGAGTAGATTTCCTGAGTTTATAAATGATATGAACAACTGGGCACGGCAGTTCAGTGAAGTCGCACAGAATGATAGTGATGAACAGTCTAGACGCATCAGAATCCTTGATGGAAAGACAACAAAAGCGTATACTTCGAACGAACGCGACAACCTTATAAATCCAAATGTCGGCGCAATAATTTACAATAAATCGCTTGGGGTATTCCAAGGTTACGACGGTGACGGTTGGTTTGATTTTTATCAGAAACCACAGGCGAGTTTTACATTGCAACGCACGTTGGGTGGTAGGTCGTTATAATGCAGGGAATCACAAGTCTAGAAGGTCACGACAAAGCAAACAACAGGATGCGTAATAGTTTACGCATGGTTGTCCCACAGCTTTCCGACGAACAAAAAGACAAAATTATGCAGGACATTATGCAGACGGTTAGTCCTCAGCCAGAACCTGCCATGCCTGACAATGTAAATATTGGTGGTCAACAGTTTGACATGGGCGAGCTACAGCAGATGCCAATGCAGGCGGCTGAAGGTTTAGCGGATATGGGACAGGGTGGTGACACCGAACTCGCACACATGGATCCAGAAACCATAGCAATGGCACAGGCAATGGGCATTCTACCCGAAGCGAAACAGAATGTGATGACAGGTCTTCCTGCTTTCCAAGGAGATAATCCGGGGGAAGAAAATGATCCAAACGCACCTGATCCACAAGATGCCGCTGATACTAGTGGAGTCGGTGGCCCTGGTGATGGCCCCGCCGATGCTGATCTTGGCGCAACGCCGCAAGAGGTGGCTACCATGAATGCGATGGCAAGCATAGCTGCGACTGAAGCACCGTTGGATTACTCGGCTGCTTATGACAAGGCTACGAAAGGTTTGAGTAATGCAGAAATAGCTCAAGCTAGAGAGTATGGGGTGTTTAATTCTTTAGCCGCGATGCAGTCGGTAGGTAAAGCAAAAGATAAAGCAAGTGCAATAGATGACATAGCAGAAGCAAGACATGCTAACAATCCCACCAATGCACAGATGGGCTTAAACGAACTAACTGAACGTGGGTTTCAAACCGCTAACCCCGGAATATCACAGGCTGTAGGTATCGCTGGAACACTGATGGGCTTGGCTGTTCCCGGCGTTGGGCTAGCAACGACGTTAGGCAATGTAGCAAACACCATAGCGGGACAACCTACCCTCATGGATTTAGCGGTCGGCAACCCTACGATGACAAGCACAGCTGTAAGTGGCATTAAAGACAGTGTGTCAGGTTTTGGTAAGTCAATAACAGATGCACTTTCGGGGATAGGTAGTCTGGTTGGGGGCACACCCGATGACTCAAGGGATGAACCAAGCGACAATGAAGAACCACTCATAGAGACGGTAGAGGAGGACTTGGATGACGCTGTACCACCTGTTGCTGGTGTAAATGCGGAGCAGGAAAAACTCATAGCAGAAGGTTATGATCCATCGACAGCTGAGTTAATTGTAGAGAACTTCCGTAGTGTCGATGCGTTTAAACAATCTTACAGGTCGAGGTTTAATGCTGAACCATCAGCATCTGAAATGACTGATCCAAGCAAACAGTCGTTTATAAACATACGTCGCGGTCAAATTCAGGGAATGACATAATGCACAATGGTATCATGGGTGTCGCGCAACAAATGCAAAGACTTGGCAGGGATGGCGATACGATATTAGCGCACATCAATCCCCGCGAGATGCAGGCGCTAATGAATATGGGTGGTCGTGGTTCGATAAACCCATCTACGGGTTTGCCGGAGTTTGCCCCGATAGATCCGCTTTACTATTTATCGGTCAACCCGCAGGTAATGCGACAGGCACAAATTGCTACAAGGGCGGCAGGCATACAGCCGAATACCCCAGAGTTTACGGCTAACATGAATAGATTAGCGCAGGATCACTACGATGCGTTTGGCGAAGCTGAAGGTAGAGCGCCTGATGCAAGTCTAGCTCCCGGTCCATCAACTGATTTTGATGCCGAGTTTTATGCGGAGAGAAACCCAGACGTGGTTGCGGCATATGGCAATGATCCCATGGCACTCAAACGCCACTATCTGCAGTTTGGCGTTGCGGATACCGTGTTTAGCGGAGATGACACACAGGGTAGGTTAGGTAATCTCAATCAAGTTGTGGCACCGCCTGAAGAAACATTTGACGGTGCTTTCTATGCGGCAAGTAATCCTGATGTTGTTGGTGTTTATGGTTCTGCACCAGATCGGTTATACAGACACTTCCTCGATTATGGGCAAGCAGAAGGCAGGCTAGGTAAAGCATCTTCGGGTGACAGCGGTGACGGTGGTGGTGACGGTGGCGGTGGCGGTGACAGCGGTGGGGCAGGATCGACTACTATGAGTCTCGTAATGCCGCCTGCTGTACCAGATGGAAGAGCATTTAGTCCAAGGGTTGATGGCGACACATATCAGCCAGTTGACTATAGCGGGTTAGATGTAACCCCAGAAGACACAATTGATCTGTTAGCGGAGCAAGGTGTCGGTGTTCGTTATTATATCATGGTCCTTAACCAAGATGGTCAGATGGTAAAGGAATATGTCCCAGCCAATACGCCGGGGGCAATACGGGAAGTGACAGGGGTTTATGGATCAACAGGCAGAGGTACTGGAATGCATGATTTTTATCCGAACGAGTTAGGCTTTATACCAGAAGAACTGGATGTTTCTGGTATATTGGGATTAGATCCTGAGTAATGAACAATTAACGACAACAGCAACAACGAAAGATGACATAGTACCACTAGCGCATTTCCTGATAGAGCAGTTTCACAAGGAGTATCGGGAACACTATCCTGCAGTAGATGTTGAGAAGGTTATACGCTATATTGCAGACCATATAATAAACGGCAGAGGCTATGTCGTCAGACTGAATAATGATATAATCGGGGCAGCTTTAGTCAAGGAAGCTGACTACTGGTTCTCGAAGGAAACCTTCCTAAACGAAGGTGTGTTTTATGTCAGTGCGAAGGCACGACGTACATCAGCGGCAAAGCTGCTACTAAACGAGCTTAAAGCATACGCTCGCGAACTTAATCTCCCACTGATGATCGGTGTCACAACGGGGGATAGGTTAAAAGCTAAAGATAAATTTTTCGAAATGAATAGCTTTAAGCGAGTAGGTGGTATGTATGTGTTGCGGATCTAACACTCAAACAACAGTTCAAACTCCTGAAGTTCCTGATTGGCTAGAGGACTATTACCAGTACCAGACAGCCGCGCAGAAAGAACTCTATGATACGGCACGGGATATCTATCGAGAGCGTCAAGATTTTCCTCTGTACAGCGAGCCTAGGATACAGGATTTCACCACTGACCAGATGGGTTCTTTCAACCTAATTCGAGACAACATTGGCGTTGCAGATTCAAGCCTTGAGGCGGCGGTTGCAAGAAACACTGCAGGCGGTAGAACATTCGCTGATCTCGGCGGTACAAACTACGCCGCCGACGCAAGCATAGGAACAGACGCGCTGACTACGGCGGGTCTTGCACCTTATCAGTCGATGTACAGAGAAGGTGTGATTGACGATACTCTTGATGACATGCGTGAGGAATACGACCGTGGGGTTCTAGAGCGACAAGGAGCCGCGCAGAGAGCGGGAGCCTTTGGTGGTAGTCGTCACGGTCTTATGGATGCTATGGCACAGGAAGATTATTTAGATTCAGTTGGACAAGTCACAGGTCGGTTACGCGATGCAGGTTTCAACACGGCGATGGGTGCGTTCCAACGAGATCAGGAACTAGGTCTCAGAGGAGATACCGCACAGGAAGAAGCAAATCGTTCTGCAGGCGCTCTTAACCGAGCAACATTCCAGACAGATCAAGAACGTCTGTTGCGTTCAGGTGCGCTGGCAGGCGACTTGGCAGGACTACAACAACAGTCACTCTTCGCAGACGCAAGCGCATTACAGGGGCAGGGGGCACAACAGCAGTCATTCGGTCAGCTGGGTCTTGACCTCGCTCGTC